GTGTTGCACCCGTTACCCAATTAACTGCTTTCTTGCCATAGTCAGCTATCGCTGGAACCTTACTTCCCACATATGCACCTGCTACGCCCAACTGCGCATATCCGCTTAATTTAGCCGCTTCCGCCTGATCCTCAGCAGACTGCTCCTGTATGTCTAATGCTCGCTCCTGCATCTTCTGCTGCCGCCTGCCCTGCTCTGCCGTATACCTTGCAGATAGTTCAGCATTGAGTATCGCTTCCAGTTCAGGCTGAGTTAACCCTCTACCTGTAGTAAGCTCCTTCTGACCTGACAATTCCCTCATTCTGCTTGAATAGTAATAGGGATCCACAGCTATGTTTGCCATAATGCCTCCTTATAATATCTTCTCTCTGACGTGTTTCCAAAACACCTCTAACCCAATAGGTTCAAACCCTACATTCTCATTACTTGTCGTCATACTGCAAGCGAAGCTATGGAACGTATGCGGGCCGGTATTGATAGACTTCATATTGTTTACCACCCGATGAGTTGTATCAGTAACGGAAAAGCTCCCAATGGACGTACCTGTGTTTGCCATATCGCCGTAATGTGTCATTGCTATACTATTTACAGTCGTAGCCTTAGATTTAGCAATCATTCGTACAATTCTTAGCATGGTCTCATTATTCCATCCGCCTAAAGGTATGTCAGGTGTCTGGAATTGCGACACGATATTATTGCCGTCAAATGTAGTGCCATATTCTAAGCGTTCCAAGTATCCGGTATCTATTGCGCCGTACACGTATTTGTAACCGTTACTATCTGTGACAGGGATACCTAATTGAAGATATTCACCCGTACTTCTGTCAATCTCGAACCATTTACGACGCATAAGGTCAAAGACATATTCCTTATTAAGCGTTGTATTGCTGCCACTTGCCCATAACCAATGATACTCACGTTTTGCCTCATCATAGAAAGCTGTTGATTTATGTATCTTTGCCGTGTTTATTGTGGTTGAACTCGTAGGGTCAAATACGTTTTCAATATCGACATGTATCGGCATAACACTTGAACCATCGAATATAACAATAGCTCCTGCGGCCTGCCAGATAGCCACGTGTTTGTTTATCCCCTGAGCAATCTCAAAGCCAATGTTGCAGATCTTAAACGTATCCTTTGCCACGCAACCGTACTGGTCTGAAATCTTATACAGTGCATAAGTGTTTAAGGATGTGCCGTCAATTAGCCATGTTTCCTGTTCCTTACACAATATCAGGTTTTCGTATAACGATGAACCGAACCTTGTATAAAGCGATCCACCGGCAATAATATCCGTGTTGTCACCCAAGAAAAAATCTGCTGTATCCGAACCGTTAAATACACTGACGGTACTTGTTCCTGATGGAGTAATTTTATTTCTCTGCCCTGACTGGTCTGAACAAAGCCAAAGTCTGTTGTGAAACGATACCGGGAATTTATAATTAGATATTTGTTTTTGTGCCGGTATGCCGCCGACATAATAAAGTTGCACATCTGCCGATAATGCCTGACTAAAAGCTAATTTATAGTAGTACAGCGGTGTATCGTTTGTGGATATAGTCGTAGTCTGCTCTGTACCCTTCGCAATAGCCTGCCATGTAATATTGCCACTTTTGTTTAAGCTCTGAGATGTACCTTTTGTGCCATCATCCACTGTGCCGACTGATACCCATGCCGAACCGCTCCAATACGAAACCGTAACAAGTGTATTAGCGGTAGTGTTCACATGACCAGGGACAAGATGTAATTGAACCCCCATCATCGGCTCTGCGAATCCTGCTAATACATAACTCGATGTCGCAAGAGAGTCTAACTCGACATACGTAGTCGTATCAGCATCAATATATGTATCCCCGATAATGTTAAAGATATGGTCTGTATAAGTAGTACCGACATATTTAAAGAAGGCGTAAGCCTGCCTTTTTATTCCATCCCATATATCTACAATCGGCTGCATGGGGGTGTCAAGGGTAGTATAATAAATCTCCGCATTCTGGTCTATACTTGTCCATGCTACGAGATACCAGTAGGCGGCGATATTATAAAGTATTTTAGGCTTTGCGGTGGATACCGTTGAAGTAAATGCCAGACTACCTGTTACTGCAAGTGCCTTACCAGATGATACCGTACCATCTGTAATACTACCTGCCGTAGTCCATGATGTGCCATCCCAGTAAGATACTGTGGCGTCTGGTGATGCTGTGGCATTGGCGGTTTTAATATAGAACTTTATGCCTGCTAATGGCCTCGTAGAGCCGATATAGACATACGTAATGGTATTATTACCATATGCACCCTGTGGAGGCAGAAAGTTTGCCGTGTGTCGTGCGTTGTTGGATACACGGAATTCATCAAGCCAGGCATTAGATGTGACACCTAAGTCATAAATTGTCTGATTAGGGTTTCTGCCTATATAGATTAAGCCGGTATAATCAACCGCTCTACTTGTATCACTTGTATATGCTCTCTGAATTCCATCTATAAATATATAAAAATTATCGCCATTTTCTACAACTTCAATATGATACCATTGATTTATTGTTATTTCATATGCCGTATATACCTCAACAACGACAACAGTGGCGGCCACTATCTCCATTCTTATATTACCTAAAGCCCCTCCTGTAAGGTATACGGCCATACAATTATTGATGTCTGTTTGTTGATAATACAAGGTTTGCGTTGTACCAACATCACTAAAATAAACCCACATATCTATTGCCCATGTACCATCGGACAAAACAAAGTCTACATCATCTGGTATAGTTAAATATTGTCCTCCCCCGGTTGCGAATTTACATGAAGCTGTCCCAAACTTCTTAGTTCCTGTATCTGTGGCAATACTGCCATTACCGGTTATCGTATGTGGAGTAGTGGGAGATGAATCCGTGAAATTGCCATCGAAATGAAGCAGCAGCATGGTATTGCTATCAAGTGTCGCCGACACTCTTTTAAGTAATGCCGTATTACCTGTAGATTGCAGCGTATTACTTACCGCCTCGGAATAATTATATACAAACGAGTTATCGGGATTAAAGTTAAAGAACGCCCCGCAACGGTATTCATCGCCACCCCAGATTAAAGACTCCTTGCCGTTACAATAGGCTACGCATCCATCGGGAGCATTGGAAAATGTACCTATACCTGCGCCTGTGCTTTCTGTATATAATGCCGTAGAATTGAAGTTGCCCTGAGATGGAATAGCTGTATCGTTACGGTATATTTTAGATGCCGTCTCCCCGCTATCCCATGCCTGAATCAGTACATGGGATTCAGTAGGCTCATCTTTTGTGAAATGATGACCTGCACGGAATAATAGGTATGAGTTAAGTGCAGTAACTGTGGTATTGATCTTCGTCATACCGGATACAGACCTTATGCCTGCATTGGTATAACGCATATTGGTGAGTACCTGAAAATCGCCTTCAGATAGCTGCGTGCCGTCTACACTCGTCCGCCATCTGCCGGTTAATGGTATGGGAACGGGATTACGTTCTTTATCTGCCACAACATTATCTCCTCGTTCCTGAACGGTTTGCAGGCTTAATAAAGTTTACCCTGTATCCACCTTGAACTTTTGCCTGTCTGGTATCTCTGGTAATACCTCGAACTCTTGCATCAAAATGTTTCCATAACCTATCGCCGAAATCAGGCTCACGATCACGGTACTTATACTTAAATGCCGCATAGTAGACAAGTGCTTCCTTGTAATCAGGAGCGAACCTGTACGCCTTGTAAGGTGAATATACAGGTGTCGGCATTTGAATATATTGTACCGTAATCGTATGGCTTGCAGTAGATGGAGGAGGGTCAAGGAGTAAAGCAANCCTGCCATTAAATGTGATGATATACGAATCCGCCGATGTCCAATCGTTGTTTGTACCATCGAATAATGCACACACAAGGACTGTTGAAGAGGTCTTTGATACCACTACGCCATGACTGCCATCAGTTAAGTTATGGACATAATCACCGGCGGCTACATTGGTGAACGATGCTGCCGTATCGGTTAATGTCGCCTCGCCATTAGATGCCGCTGCCGTAGATGTTGCTGTGCCTGTTAATTGAGATATGCCGGATGCGTCTACAAGTGTAAACTGATCAGGGACGGATTGAGATGTAGTATTATCGCCAAGTATTATAGCGTCATAAGCCCTATGCCTTAGAAATGTATTGGATGAGCCGTCATTATATTTTATGATATAATCATTCTCATCATCAGTAAGATATAACGACAGGAAATCAGGATTGAGATTGTAAGTCGTCTGCTCGGCAACTGTGGTTATCGTTTGAGTTGCAGTTAGCGCTCTTGTTCTCTGACATAACTCTCTTGCCGCCTCATACAGACAATCATATGAAGTCCTGTCATCCAAGAATGACCCGTTTGACGGCTCACCCAATAAGACTCTAAGCTCTCTAAGTAAGGTGTACCCATCCAATTACTTAATTCTCCTGAGTCGTTCTACATTGGTTTCCTCACCTAACGACTTACCGACAATCTTTAAGATAACTGACGCATCGTTACGGCTAACCATGCCATCCTTTGTATCTATCCCGCATTTCCTTGCAAGTTCAGGGTCAACCTTAATGCAAGGCTTTACCATCCTGCGTGCTTCCTCATGCGCATCGGCAAAACCTCTTTGCATATCGTCACGGGTAAACATGGATTCGCTGATACCTTCTGACAGGTTCTTGTATGCCTTACCAAGTGAATCAGACTGAGAATCATTTAACTTTGGTTTAGATGATTCAATACTGTCCAACCGCTCCCTGTCACGTTTTAAATCTTCCCTTGTCTGGTAGATATAATCCGGCGGTATATCTCCACGTTCCAATGCTCGTTCCCTTTGCTGTATAGTCTCTTTCATGGTATCTATCTTGCTCTCAAAATACCATGCAGGAAATGGGGAGCCTACATTGCCATCTTTGTCTTTGTCAACCTTACCGAAGAACTCCAAACTGTCTGTTGCCATAAAAAACCTCCTGTTTAATATAGGGGCCTGCCATAGACAGACCCCCTGACATAAATTACATACTACTAAGCATCCGTGCTGGCAACGATGTTCGTGGCCATAGCAACTTCTCCACCCAAGTTACAAATATTGATAGGTAGGAACATCTGCATAGCTGCACCTACAACTGCCTCTGTAATGTTTATGGTATTGGATGTAGAATCCAGTCCGATACGGATATTGATATTCGGCCCGACATGACCGGTAGACGTTGCTACTAAAGTAATGGCTACAGGTGTAGTGGAATCCAAACCATTCTGAATATAGTTAATACCCGGCCCGCCGCCTATGGTTGCATTGGTCATTGCGGTGGTCACATTCTCTATCGCCGCTACTGCAAAATTACCGAAAATAGAGAAGTCCTCAACGACAATACCATCTCCGCCGACAATGGAAAGAGCGGTATCCGCTCCGGCAGCGGTAGCACCGTTATGTATCCAGCCGCTTATCTTGAGCCTATCTGCAGCAGCGGTGGTTACGATAAAGTCTGTAGCCTGACCGGTAACATCCCGTGTCTCAATGTTAAGTAATGTGCAGTCTGCGGCAGCTATATTGATAACTCCGGTAATGACGTCAACACCACCCGTAATAAGGAAATTACACATGGTCGTATTGGCCGCGGATATTTCTACGTCTGCCGTAGTCACAGTAACGTTTATGGTCGGCCTGAGTGACCCGTTGCCAACGCCGATAAAGGTAATCCCTGCAACATCTATCGCCAAACCATCATTAACAGCCACAGTCTCTATGTGTCCAGGCATAGCAATAATGACATCGCCATTACTTGCGGTACACCTGCCTACTGCATAATCAATTGATGCAAATGGCGCATCCTTTGTGCCAGCCGATGGACTATCTGACCGTGTAGTGCTTGTGCTGCTGACAAAATATACATTGCCAGTGTATACATTGCCTCCTATGCCTGGGAGTACAGGCACACCAAACGATTTTACTCCATGATTAAAATTAGACATTTATTTACCTCCAACCAGTAAATAGTTACCTGCCAGCGGGATATTTCTACCCCGCCGGCAGGAGGGTTAAATTAAGTTACGTTGTGTCCATAAATCCAACGCCACTCCGTAGTTCCTACAGCAAACCGCATGTAACTGGAAATCATGGTGACAAGGGTATGAAAATCTATCTGTGTCCTTGTCTCAGGTTTAATCCTGCTGATAAAGACCAGTGCCTTTTTCATTAAATCCATGTTAACCATAAACCAGTTATTTGTATCTGAATCATCCAGTCTTGCATAAGGGATAACCTTGTATCTCTTATACTGTGGATTGACATTACCTTCAGCGGAGTCCATACCTTTAGGGGTATTGACAAGCTCATAGGCTGCATCCGCAAGTGCATCAGGGGGGATCAGTGCAAAGTTATCAGACATCTCAATACGTTCCGAGACATCGTTCCTAAACTGCCTCATCAGTATCCTCGTTGCCGCCACTGATGTTTTATTCATTGCCGATGTGCCAGAGTTTGAGAACCCTGACGCTGTAGAAGTCCCTGACTTTGTTTTATGAGACCCGCAAAGTGCAATACCTTCCTCATTATTCTGATACTGAAACGCTGTAGAAAACGCTCCGGTAAATACTCCTGCAGCTTCTTTCTCCATTGTTCGACCGGCAGAGTTTATCAGAGATACGGCCTCATCATCGAATACGCCATATTTCTTGTCATCGAGGAACTTTCGCTCCAACTGACGACCGAGAGCATATTCGTAAGGCTCAATTTTGATGTGATACCCTGGATTCCTGTTAACAAACGGAATCTTGCCAGTGAACCTCTGATGGTCTGGTAAGGACCCGACTGAATAGAACTCCTCAAATGCCGCATCTGAATCCAGCATCCTGAATAGTGTCGGTATCATCGGGTTTAAATCTTTATACAACTTATCGAAATCGGCGACTTCACGAAGTCGTTTATCGAGTAGTCTCTGTAATTGAGACGATGTAGTTACGTCCGCCATTTTATATCACCTCCCTTTACGCTCTCGCCTGAGCAAAGTGGTCTATGTTAAATTTGAAATCTACATACTCCTGTCCGGCTACGCTTAAATCAAGCCTGATTACATCAAGTACCAGGTAATTTGTGCCATAGGTAGCTGCGGCATCTATAAACATGGATTCTGAATCGAAATCTGCATAAGACGGCCCAATACATCTGAGTGGAGCTTTGACACAGGTGTCACCTACTGCTACTGCTGCGTATGTAGGGGTATCCCATGTTTGAGCAGTAGCTGATGTGTTATCGAGTATTCTGTATGCACCCTTGTTTGCACCTGACCTGAAACTTAATGTCGCCTGATTTGCAGTGCTTGCAACCAATGTCCCGGTTGTACAAGATACGCCATTAGTATCACCAGTAGTTACCGTACCAACTGTCATAGCCGTACCAAAGGTACTGTTGAATATCTGTCCCCTAAGTATTGTCTCAGGAGTAATAAGCTCTACTTCAACCATTGCCCTTTGCTCGCCCTTACTCCACGGCCCTTCTACGCCCGTGAACTCCGTAGTTGCGGCAAGTGGAGTGGCATCGGTAATGTACTGAGTATTGTATGTAGCATTAAATAACGGATTTTTGTTATTTGTACCGACTACTACGCCAAATGGCATACTTTTACCTGTAGTATCTACTGCACCTGATGCAGCACCGAATGGAGTTGCGCCTTCATTGCCTTGACACTGTACAATCTGACCAACATAAAGAGTATCCAGATATAGTACAGGAACCCATAGTTTCTGCTGACTTCCGTGAATTATCTTAAATCCCATTTTATATCACCTCCATCATTTATAATTTTGCGAATGGCAATTGGGGCACCCATTACCCTGAACCTTGAAGTTATGGGTAATAACTTCAGTTGTCCCATCTGCCATTTCTTTTAATGCAACGTGTCCTTCGTTTATGCCATCTAAGACTACAAAGCCGTTTACAGGGTCTGACATATCTGCTGATCCTTGTGATGTGACGGTAAAATCCGTATAAGCCCTGCCGTCTCCATCACCTGTTACATCCCTGTCAGCATCGCAAATGAAACCGCAATTCCAGCAACGGTAATATTTACCTGCGTCATCGCCTTCGCCGTACATGGGGAGTGTACGCTTCTCACCCCTGATACGACGCTGACTATACCTGACATGACGAGACCCTTCTCTCATTTATCAGCAAGTGCCTCCGCTATGCTTTCCTCTGACATGCCATTGCGAATCATGTAAGCCGCAAAACTTTCCGCTTCGGCAGATAGTTTCGGCAACGTCACTTTACGCTGCGTATTCGTATTTCCGACAGTAACTCCTGCGGCTGCTGGTTTCTCGCCTTTTACCGGCACTGTCTTAGTTGCTCCTCTTGACAATACTGCTGCCTGAGCTTTGGCATAATTAAGTTCGGCATCTATCTGAGGGTTGCCGGTTCTGCGCACATTGAAATTAGTCATCATCTCTTTGACCACATCATCATGTTGCTCGTTACCGTTCCCCATAGATACCATTGTTGATACATAGGCTTTCTGGTAAGTCTCCTGATCTGTCCTCATACGTTGCTCACGTGCCTGGATGACCTTTTCCACATCATCAGGGGTGGTAACATATTCCGGCATCTCTACCTTGTCAGTGCTTACCTGCTCGGCAGGTTTAGCCATAAGGGTATCGAGTTTATTCATTAACTGACTAAACTCTGCCTTTGTGACCATTACATCTTCGAGCTTTTTAACCTTCCGGCCAAGACGTGTCTTCTCCGCGTGATCTTCACCCTGCTCATCCTGCCCTTCAGATTCGGCCTCTGCTGCCTTTGCAGTGACCTCTGGTTCGGAAGTCTCTTTGCCTTCAAGAGCGGCAGTTAACGCTTCATCGGTTACTGAAGGTTCAGTAACGGTAGCATCTCCCGCAATGCCCTTTGTTGCGTTGTTATCTTCCATGTGAATCCTCCATTGAAACGAAAAAAGGCCATATCAAGGGTTCTGCCCTCAATATGGCCTCTGGTTAATACGTGTTACTTATAACTTAGGCTTTTATGGTATCTAACACTTCTTTAAGTTTAGTCTCAAGTCCTTTCAGTTGCCGCAACGCATCTATTATCACCTTCCGTATATCATTTATATCTGCTATATGTTTCATTTTGAAACGTTGACTTATATCTACTTGATTTCTTTCATTTTGTCAAGGTAAATAGTTACCCTTTCCGATACTTTTCTTAACCTTAACTTTAAATACCTGAACTCCGCCAATTCCTGCGGGTCAGCCTGCTCATTGTAGATCTTCTCTAAAAGCTCCTCGTGCCGCTGAATATCGTCCTTTAATAACTCCCATCCTAACGTAGATGATACGGCAGTGACAAATGGGTGGTACTTACCTAAGATGTCAAGGGTCTGAGCGCCTCGTTTACCTGTTTTTGATAGGAACCCTGCAATGTCTTCTAACGGTGTTGGCATTTACATCCCCCTCGTGTACTGTTCCATATTGCTCATAGGCATACCGGATTGATTCGATGTCGGTGCATTCCTCATGTCTGTCGGCTGATTACCCGATGTTAAGCCTCCCTGCTCCGGTGGTACATACTTCTCATCCAGCAGATAATTTTTATAATCAGGGAAATTATCACCCAGCAAGTCAAACGCTTTCGATAACAAATAATTCAGTAAAGCTGCCGTGCGAGGATTCGGCACATTGGAAACTCTTCCAAGCATTTGGTCAATCAAAGCAATTTTGCGGTATTTATTGTAATCTGTTTCAATATTCTGTGACAATGGTGTATAAGAATAATCCGCTTCCGAGTCGAACTCATAGGCATCCTCACCCATAACCTGTAACGCCGTTTCCGGTCTCATGTATTGATATGACATATTGAGTATCATCTGATATAAGTCTATGAGGAATGTGTATTCAAATGTAAGGTCAGTGAAGTTATCTCTTAGGTTTGCCCTGTTATCAGCCCCTACAACTGCCGTAGCTGTGGTAGACGAGTTCTCCGGCACATCACCCATAGTCGTAGGGAATTTAGCTGAAATCTGGTGCATGGAGTTCTTTATCATTGCTATCTGATTCAGTGCCCCACCTATATCGTCCTTAATGAGGAGTTCTCGTAAATCAGATGCAGGGTCTTCTACTTCCATGACATGCTCAGGCTCGAAGTATATGGTCTGATTATCTTCCATCGCATATTTACGGCCTATCAATGTCGGCATAGTGGCAAGTTTAACTCTGTCATTGGATAAGTTGAATGTATCATTTAAGGCAATCTGCAATTCTCTCAGATACTTGCCATCTGATAAGCCGCTATCCTTTGTAGGATGGATGTAGCACCAACCTCTAATAACCGGCCTATAATGATTCCCTTTTGCATCCTTGTAAGGGCATAACTGAAAACGTACCATGACTCTGGTTGTACCGATTACGGCAAATGTTATAATAGTTTCAAGTAGTACCGCATCGTCAGATAACATGTTCAAGGTATCGTATGCAGGTTTGACTGATATTGGATCGCCATTCTCGTCACGTTCCGTCACCTTACACCACATCTTACCAAATCGTTCCAATACATCAAACTGTTTCGATACGGGTTTACCATCTTTCTGTTTCTTATCATCTTTGTTATATGTTTCCTGAGATGTTTGTGTCTCCTGTGCTGAACCATTACCTTTGAGTAACTCTTTGACAACATCAAGGTTGATATAGTTGTTGGCATCTGCCTTTGCAAGTAAATCCTCATAAGTTTTCTCAGACCTGATAATGACAGCGTTTTTCTCCTGTATCGAGTATGAATACTCGTTTGTAGTAAAGACATTCCGGGGATCAATTATCTCGTAATTGAATCTGTCCTTTACAATCTTCTCGCCATAAATAGGTTTAGGTGAAGTAATGAGGTTGCCATTTTCATCCTGACTATATGAAGACTGATAGCCGGTAATGACTTGCTTTACTTCCTGATCCCACCAGCAAACCGCATACACCTGGCCGGCAAGGGCATTGATAAGTCGCCCTCTGATGTATTTATGGTAATGAAATATATCTTTCTGATTCAAGGTCTTATTGATTAACTTCTTTGCGCCACGCGCTTTCACTATGTCTTTAGGGTTATCTCCTTCGAGTTTCACTTCGATAAAGTCACGGGTCTTGAAATATTGGTTCGCCCAACCACCGGCAGCAGTCATAAGGATAGATGGAAATTCAGGTAGAAATATGTCACTGACCCAATCTACCGACTTTTCACTTCTGACGCACTCTAACATATCTATCGCGGCGTCAAAGTCGTTATTTTCAACAACTTTATTGTTACTTGATGCCTTATACTCATTATCAATAATAATAGATGCTAAGTGATTTTCTATATTAATATCATAAAAGTGTTTGTCATCCATTATTGACCTCAATTATTTTGGCATGTTTGGTTAAGTTATCATGTGCCCACAATGGTTGAAGATTAGTTAATGTCCAACATTTTCTAAATTCATCATCATCGTATGAATGATACTTAAATGATGATATTGGTTTTTTATGGTCTATATGCCATTTACCTTGATTATCCCAGTTCATTCCATCTTTGAAATTATTTTCTAAATGTACCATCAATTGACTCAAGGTATATCCAACTATATCCTCCCAATGTCTACCTTCCTTTTTCCCTTTTAAACTTGCATGAATTGCCCCTCTAATTAAATGGTTTAATCTATATTTATTATCTGTTTTATATCTCCTACAATGTAACTTTTTATGGTATTCCCTATATATTTCTATATGCTTTTTCCTCTCCTTTTCTTTTATTATCTTTACTTTGTCAGGATTATTCTTAGCCCACAATCTTTGATATATCTTCTTATTTTCTTTGTTCGCAGAATAATGTTTTCTTTGAATTTCCTTTCTCTTCTCTGGATTTGCCTTAACCCATTCCTTACTGAGTTGATGCGATATTGCTTTATTATTCATATACCATTCCATGGCTTTTTGTTTTGAATGTTCAGAATTATTTTTGTATCTTGTTTTACTTCTTTCGCTAAGACATATCTTACATTCATTCCTATATCCATCAAGGCTACTATGTCTTTCATAGTAAGCAGATATAGCTTTAATATCGCCACATATACTACACTGTTTATCTTCCATGCGCCTCCCTCTGGAAGTAATGTTTATGCTGTGTATCCCTATCCTTTAAAAGTTGTTCCTTATATCTGCCAGCAGAGAATGCCGGATGCTTAAATAACGCTTCTACTGCCATCGGGAAATGAGAGAACCGTTGCTGTGGTCTATCCTTCTCATCCTTTGTCAATAGTGCCTCTCTGCTATTCCACTCCTCTTTCCGCCAGTTTTTGAACGATTCCTTTGTCTTATGACAATTATCCAGTATCCATAATGTTGGCAGATATGTCGCTATGCCGTCCTTTATTACCCTATTATTAAACGGCTTGCCACATAGTTTTGAGTTCCTGAGACGATTCCGTATCTCTTCTCTGCCTCTTGTAGATTTAGTATCCCACGATTGCCAATAACCGCCGGTACATGTGCCTTCTTTCCTGAATTGACTAAACATCCTGTTTAAATCGTCAATAGTTGATAGCCCTGTATTACTCTGTTTCTTTGCCGCCAATGGGTCAATAAGGTTCAAGTAATACTTGTAATCCCTGCTTTTACCTGCAAGTACATGCGCAATCTGTAATGTCACCATTGTTTCAGGCGATGGGTTAAGTTCATCGTAAATAAATACTTCATTTTGCTGACTCATTGTTGCAAACAAACACGCCCAAGGTACATGCTCATGGTAATCTATCGCCCTTGCGTGCATCCAACCATGTGGAACCCATTCGGGAAAATACTGGTTTGATGATATAACGTGAGTACGAACATCGAAGTCTTTAAATATCTGACCAGATGCTTGCCTGAATAATCCGTACCGGCGTATGTCTATAGTATCTTCATCTGCCAATAAATCAAACATTGCATCTATATCTTTCTTGATTAATATCGGATTATCGTCTGTAGCTGCCATAAGAACAGCAATATCTTTACCATCACGAGTCTCTATTTCTGGTACAATTTTATTGTATCTTTTCTTCATTCTATCTCTTACTGCTTCCGTTCTGACATAAAAGGAAGCCTGCTCAAAGAACTCGTCAAATTCAAACCCGACATATTCAGCAGGTGTTAATGTGTAGATTAAGTCTCCATCAGCAGCAAGTAAGCGGGGAAGTTGTTCCTCATAGAATTCTTTAGAGGCGCCCTCATCAATCCACACTGAACATCTTTTCTGGCCGGCCTGAGATTGAGTAGTCTGCCCAAAAGAAGTAAAGTCTATATGAATATCCGGCCCACCTTGAGGGTCGTATATATCTACTACCGGACGCCTTACCGTAATATCTTTTTTGATAAGATGTTTCGGCAGCCATTTCATAAATTCAGGGTACTGAGTATTCCTGACTTCGCCTCCTTCCGAATCTGAGGGAAGCGATTCAGATGCGAAACGATACGTCCGAATAGGATTATCCGGCCTCATATTCTTTTTCTCTATGGGGTGCATACCCATTATACGTAAGACATAGGAATATGCTACGGTACTGGTTTTTCCATACTGGTTCCCGCTGAAAAGACAGATAATTTTCTCCGGCCTATTGATAAACTGCTGAAATATCCATGTTGGCTTAAATGACCAGAAGCCTTCAAAAAACGTATCCTTGTCAATTATGCCTGCATCTATGGCCTGCATCTGCTGTAGTTCGGTACATTCTTGCATTAAGACTTATTATCCTTCCCCTCAATTCTTAGAACGGGATATGGTGACGTTTCTTTTATAGCTATCGGATTCCGGCTGACATGAGAATGCTGAGCAAACTTATCTTCCAATGCCGTTATTCTTAACGTTAACTGGTCAATTAAATTAGGTTCGCTTGACTCCGGCTTTACTTTATCTTTCTTATTGAATATAGACATTTATTCCCCCTGTTCTTATCCAATCTGGATATATAAAACCCCTGATGCAAGTGTCGGGACGATCAACCCATTTACCCATTGCTCTACGATTTCAGCCTCCACATAATTAGCCCCCGATGCAACTGAAGACCATATTACGTTACTTGCCTGATCATGGATAATTGCCGTATGCCCAGCAGTGGTAGCGCCTACCCAGCGAATTGATTTGATATAAAGATTGTTAGTAGAAAGTACCGTTGCTGCTGCGGTATCTATAATTAAGGGGTCTTGAGTAAGGTCATTCGCCATTTTTATTCCCTCCTGTTATCCTATTTGAATATATACTTTCCCTGAAGCAAGGGTAGGAATAGAAAGCCCCTCTACCCATCCTTCATATAAAAAACTGTCAACAAAATTGGCTCCGGCAGCCTCCGATGCCCATAAAGTCCTACCATTCCTATTTTGAAGAACTGTTGTATGTCCGGCAGTTGTTGCTCCAACCCACCGAATTTCCTTAATGTAAATCCTTGAAGCAAATAATATCGTTGTACTCGGCACTTCAAGGATGATGGGGTCTGAACTGTCAATAAGGGATGGATATTGATCGGTATCTATTGCTATGCTATCTATATGAACAGTTGATTGTGCAGTACCGGTATAACCGACAATGCCTGCCACGAGACGGTTTGGAGTGAGGACTGCACCTGTTAAGTGACCGTTATTTTGAACAACATTATTCAATATCCAACCCCATAACATAATGTTTGTATCGTACCTAAATTCAATCAGATACCAGGTATTAACAACAACTGTTACTCCGGCAGTTGCTACTTCACCGCCATCCGAATAATAAATAAATCTCATCTGAAAAGTTCCAGCATTATTTCTTAATTCAATCCTTGCCGCACTTGTTCCGGCGGAATTTCTAATATCGAGAATATTAGCTATTTCAGAAGCTACGGTTAAACCGTTTTCAGATACATAAACCCATGCTCTGAGATATACTGCATTTACATCGCCGAATGTTCTTGTTGCATAGGCGGATGGTGCAGCTACAGAAGTAGTTATCGCTTTTAGACTTTGTGCACCGAGACAAGCAATAGTGGTTGAATCCTCATCGAGGGTGTTACCGCCAGACACGGTTTCCGTCCAGGATTCTTCATAACCAATTCCTTCAAAGCCTTCATTAACTATTTTCATTTCAATCCATCCTCTTGTTTATTTCAAGTTCTATTGCCAGAGCAAGAACCCTTTTTTTAACTAATGGAAATTTCTTGATAAGTGCCGAATATGCCTGATGTCTTTTCCATTCACCGCTGACATCAGTGACCGCTTCGTACTTATCGCAAAAGATTTGGGCAAAAGTTATTACCTTGTCAGGGACGATGTTTGCTTGTGGTAATATCTTGTATGCTCCCCAAAAAAGAAGTTTTAATCCTATCTGAATTAATATCTTATTAAACATTAGCCGAAGACCTCCCCCATTTACTATTTCTGTTAAAATAATAAGTAAACGGAAATGCCGATGTAACGAGTAAGATAATCCAATTAAAGGATTTCTCTGAATTTACTCCGTAATACATCTCCTGTTTACCTGTATAAATGTTTGACCAATCAATTATCATGTTGTCCTCATGTCGTTGTCGTTATTATTGTGATTAATCTATCGTCTGCAGTGGCAGATGTAAATCTTAATGTAATTACATCGCCGTTTAAATCAGCAGCCGCTAAACTTATCTTATACATCCCAGAAGCTACTTCAGCGGCGGCATTGGCACATGCTCCGAAAGCCGCTCCGTCAATAGACCTTGTTGCCGTAATTGTTAATCCTGTTTTAGGTGTCAGGTGATCAGTGGAATCAACCATCAAGAACATAAAATTAGCAAGGGCAGTATTTTTCTTTATACCAGATGGGAAATCAGCGGCGGTAGCACCCAAATCCATCGCACCGGCAGCAAAAGAAGTAGATGCTATACCTCCGATGCCTATAGCAACTGCTGTTAAACCTGCTCCGGCTGCCCCTATTACGGCAGTATCGGTTTCAATATCAGTTTCCTTATCCCTTATAGCTTGCAGAGAGTCAGTAGTCCTATCATATACCGCTGTACCATCATCCATCATCTGATCAATGTATGTGCCTGCTACGATTGCTGGAATGGCTGTTGCCGTGCCTGCTATATGGTCAAGGTTAATATCTGCAAGGGCTGTATCTACTTCTGTATTGACATCGGTTTTTGCTGTGGCACCAAGACTGCCTATTGAACCAGTTACATTACCTGAAACATCTCCTGAAATAGTTGCCGTTAAAGTGTTACCCCCAGTACCATCAAGCATTGTCTCTAATCTATCTGCTGCTGTTGTATCAGTGGATATAGCTGTTACATCTGCCATCACATAAGTCGCTGCTGTAAAGTTAAGCTGAGATGTTTTATCATTAACCGTAGTAATACTTGCTTTAAGGTCTCCCGCCGTCTGAGCAGTGCCAGCTACCTGGGTAACATTAACCGGAGGAGTCAATACTCTCCAAGTATAAGCAGTAATTGCCGCTACACTGTCTACGGTAGCCTTAATTAAAGCCGTGTAAGTTTTTCCTACCTCATAACCTAACACCGCCGTACACTGTATCCTATCAAGATAAAACCCAGTTTCAGTATCGAAATTAGTCATTGCAGTGTCTGCAACTATCTCTACAGCAGTAGCGTCCTCATAGACCCTGTATGTAATAGCTGTCGGCGCATACACTGCTCCAGAACTAAACCTATGAGTAGTGGCTATGAGAGTTACATAATCGTCAATTCTATACTCACCTAAATACATTCTACCCTCCTACCACAGAACCACGTAAAATAGGCATCCCGCCACCGCCTACACCATCACTAAAAGCATCAAGTATAATTCCCATCTGGCCTATAATTGTTGTCTCAGAAGTAGTCCATGCACCCTGGTCTAATCTCTTGACCCTATAAGCACCAGCGCCACCATGAAATTGTGCGGCTGCTGCCACTGAAGGAGCAGTAAAGAAATAAAAAGTTACACTATTTACAGTTGTTGGTCTGATAGCAATATAATAATCAGTATTGGCTGTTAAGTCTTGTGTAGTTGGAAAGAAAAGAAAAAACGGTCTTGCAATTGTACTTACCGCATAATCTCCATCATGGGTGATAGTTTTTAAGGCAGTAGTTCCTTCATAGAGGATAGCTTCAAAATCTGCACCTACTGCTACAGCAAGGATTACCCATATTCCAACAGCCCTTGCTGGTACAGGTATATTTATGTGGATACCATACTCATCAAAGGTTGCTGTGTTTACATTATAAGCAATACTGCTTGCCCCTCCTGAAGCAACCGGAAATATACCCAATGTGGGGTAATAAACGCCACCGGTATACTCGATAGTAGCAAAAAATAGACTATTTTGTTTAGTCCATAATGTTGTATATAAGTCCCCATAAGGGATACCTACGAATGCAGTATTTGTAGACCCCAATCCTGTTATGACCATATTCCCGGCAACATAAGAATCATATTCTATAACCAATGCAACTATGTCATCCTTGACTACACTTGTTGCCTGAGTACCAAGAGTCACATTAAAGTAAGTATTATCCTCTGTTGCTAATATGGCCTGAGTCCCTGCTACCATACCCTTGTAGGCAGTAGCGGTTGGGTCTCCTGAAGCATCTACTGTATATAAACCTACCTTTAAAGTATCACCAGTTGTAACTGTTGATGTTCTAAAACCAAGTTTAGTAATATTTCCATCAGCAGGTATTTTAAAGATTATTGCAGCTTTTTCACCTGTAGCATCTAATGTAGATGCAGAGGTCTGATTACTAATGCCTGCATTAATCCCAGGCCACAAAGTTGGGAAATAAGTATATCCAAGTAAAGGTTGTGCCATTAAAGTTTAAATACTTTCCCTTCTATATCAGTCTTAATCTGCGCCCAGTTTGTAAGACCAGATTCTTTAACAAAGTTTCTGAGTATAATAACAAGTGCAGTCTCATAGTCTTCTGGTTCAAGCTGGAAATCACTTTTATTCAAAGTAAAATTCCTACTCTTACTACCAACTGTAGCAGTTAAATTGATATGGCCACCAGAGGCACAAAAGCCATTTATTTTTACTGTCACGTCCATTTACTGTATCCCCAATGTTTTAGGTGGACTTGCCTTCTTTTTATACATCTAAACCCTCCTTATGGCAGTAAGTAGAAATATTCTCCCTTGCTGACTTCACGCCAGAGTTGAGGTACATCCCTACTGTCACAGTGCCAGCCTCCCCTAAAGTCTTTATACTTCCAGTCAGGATATACACCGACACCGTTGAAGCCGCTTATCTTGATATATTGCCATTGCTCCCTCATGGTCATGTCCGAGCAGATGATAATATCAACAGCCTTACCCTTGTAATGATATGAATCTGAAGAGTGTCCCTGTGAGTCGTAACCTGCCGTGATAATAATCGGGCAGGCTATCCAGCCACGAAGGGAGTCTAACCTGTGGACAGTCTCCATATCCATGTCCTTACCAAGGTTTTTACCATGAGAGTCATCGAACTCTTCCGGCTTGAACCATCTAACGTCATTCCAAGTCAGCATATCTGATCCTGTTATGCCTCCACTCATGTTGTCTTTAACGATTCCTCTATTATTAACACCTTCGCTTCATTCAGATACTTCAACGCTTTGTCTATATTATCAATGTTGTTCCATCTGTAGCCAGTAACTTTGGCATCCCTGATTCTATCCTGCGCAAGCTCAATCCATTCAATTGCTGTCATCTGTCAAACTCGATTACGCTTATCAATTTCCGTTCTCCCTCGTTTATGATATCTATCTCGCCGCCCGGACAAGGGACTGCATCCCACTTGTCATCAGAACGCAACGATAGTATACCTGCAATCAACTTAGCCAACTCTGCCGTCCCCTGAGATATAGGTTTGCCATCGTAGCCATCCCAACCTTGAGTTGAGCAATCTTTGGCAATCTCGTCTATTTTTTCAGTCAATATCACGATCTCCCACCCCGTCCGTGCATTTCTTGTAGCTCAAGTATCCGCTCAAGTAATTTACCTGTTTTCTGTAGTGAATCCTCAGCTTTACCTAATCGTTCAGTGAGGTTATCAAATATAGATACTTGAAATGCTTTTGCCGTCTCCATGTCTAATACTTTCTGCCTCAGCGTGGAGAGTTCGTCAAGTATGTCACGTTCTATTTTCTCAGCTTGCGACAAACTTACCGGACTTAACTGTTGTTCCCATACCTCTTTTAATCCAGTCATAGCTTTGACATATTCCTCATCTGTCATCTTATCACTCTCCGCCGATGTCGGCTCGGGTTCGTTTGCTCTGCGTAACTTTGGTAAATCGTGGTCTTTGGCTGTTATCGGCTTCAGTGTCTCTCCCATTTCGGCGCATATACATCTGTATAAATCTTATCAACTTTTTGCTCTAAGTATGTCAACTTCAACTCTATCTTCTGTACGGTGATGTATGCAGAAAGGCCGCCTGCCACTATCGCTATAATCACCGCTTCTACTATCCGTGAGAAGTTCAAGTGCGGCCTCCCTCCCGTATGTGTCATCGCAAGAAATGGGATGTATTCTATGAAGCGGTCTATCATGGCCTACATCCCCGTGCCGGTTTTGGTGAAGTCCTTTGCAAAGAAGCCAAGTAGTGCCATGATCACCGATATGATGATCGTCTCCGGCGGTATATCGCCATTTGTAATCAATGGATACGCCGCATTGACTATTGCCCCTATTGTGCCTATTGTCGAAGTTATTACATTTTTCATAATTGGATTCCTCCGTGTTCGTTTAGCGATATACTTTATTATCCCACCCAGCAAGTGCTTCTCTAACCATGTTAATGGCATATGACCTCATATTAAGTCCTGTTACTAAATTTAGCCCTATGGCTAACTCGTACTTACTTCCCTTATTGGTAGCGGGGGTGGGACTCGAACCCACGTCTTTCCAGCTTATGAGACTGGCACTGGGGCCAACTCCAGCCACCCCGCATCAAGTCATTTCCAGAGCTTCGCAACCAATCCGCTTGCCGAGAATCCTATACTAAATAGATAGTCTTCCGGGTCATTAAACCTGAAATCACTCAGGTCTGCCGATACACCTAACTGAACTACATCATCAAATAATGTCAATGGTACTGCCGTGAATACGAGGCTTGAGGTATCGCCGACATGAAATGATGCTCCGCCTAAGCCTAATAATTTCTTGCCGGATTCGAGCTTTACTTCGCCTATTGTGCCAATGAAGACACCTGCGGA